ATGATTTTCTTATTAACAATAATACTGACTATAACGCTGATGACTTGATTAGTATCAGCTCAGATATACCGCATTTAGAGTCACTAATTAGCGAGCTAACAACACCGCGCCGTGATTTTGACAAAGCAGGGCGTGTAAAAGTTGAGAGCAAAGACGATTTAAAAAAGCGTGATATAATGTCACCTAACAAAGCAGATGCTTTTATAATGGCGTTGAGCGTTTCGCTAACCAGTGATAACAGAATATCAGACTTAAACTATACAGGATTTTAATGATAAATTTAATGCTAGGCGACTGCCTTGAGAGAATGAAAGAAATACCTGATGGCTCAGTTGATATGATATTGACTGACCCACCTTACAATATAGCTCAAAAAAATAACTTCAAAAGCATGGGTAGGGCTGGTATTGATTTTGGCGAATGGGATAAAGGTTTTGATCAAAAAACATGGTTATTATCTTTAAGTAGAATCGCATCAAAAGATTGTACTTTGATTATTTTTAACACCTTTCAAAACCTGACAGACACACAAAGGATTTTAGATAATGAGGGTTTTGTGTATAAGGATTTTTTAGTGATGGAAAAATCAAACCCAATGCCTAGAAATAGAGATAGGCGATACATAAACGCGTGTGAATATGCTTTAGTGATGGTAAAGAAAAAATCAAAATGGGTTTTTAACAGAATTAGCGATAAATATGATTCTAATGTAATGAAAACCTTTGTTGTTTCAGGAAAGGAAAAAACAAAACACACAACACAGAAGCCAATTAATATAATAACAAATCTGGTTGCTAGACATTCTAACGAGGGGGGAACAATACTCGACCCGTTCATGGGTAGCGGCACAACAGGGGTGGCAGCTAAAAACCTTAAGCGTAATTTTATAGGAATTGAGATGGACGAAAACTATTTTAATATTGCACAAGAGAGAATAAACAATGCCGATTAACACACAATATCAAGGTTATGATCTAGCCGTCAAAAAATCAACACTTGTGAGGGACTTTGCCGAGGGTGAATTCTCAGTCAAAGCTAAAGAAGAGGTTTATCTCCCGGCGCTAGGCGGTCAGGACGTTGACGATTATAAGGCATACCTCAAGCGGGGTTATTTAGTGCCAGCAGTGGAACCAACAGCCTTAGCTATTATCGGGGCTATTATGCGTATTGATCCAGTATTCGACCCGGTAGGTTCAATAAATTATTTGTTAGAAGATTTTGACGGCGAGGGTAACAGCGCCACAAACTTTGTCGAGGGTATAATTAAACAATTATTATACGCTGGCTCTGCCGGTTATTTAATAGAATACACGGATAAAGCGATTGTCAAAGAATATACAAAAGAGTCAATTATTAATGTTTCGCCAGATTACATTGTATTAATGCAAGAGTACCAGGAGCAAGACAAAAAAGATAAATTCCTGCAATACACTAAAAAAGAATATCTTGAATTAACCTATGATGAGAATGGCAACTACATACAGAATATATGGCGACAGGCCAAAAGCAAAGAATTTGTAATTGTCGAGACGATCACACCCACAAACAGAGGTCAATCTTTAACGACTATACCGTTTGTTTTTTCTAATCCGTTAAGCTCAGACCCAGTATTATTACACTTATCGAATATTAACCATAAGCAATATATGCAATCGACAGACGAAAGCCATGGCTTGCACTGGACGGCATTACCAACAGGATTTTTATTTGGTGAGCTAACCGACAGTAAGGGCCAGAAAAAACAAATCACGGTCGGCGCTGGTAGCTTCAACCATATTGATGACACCGACGCAAGAGTAGAGTTGTTAGAATTCAAAGGCGCAGGATTAACAGCGCTCAGAGCGTCAATTAATGAAAAAATTGAAAACATGGCTAGCATTGGCGCGACTATGTTAACCGATAGCAGCGGCGGCGTTAGAAGTGCCAAAACAGCGACAATTGAGGCATCAAGTCAAACAGCTACACTGTCAACAATCGCTAATACAGTTGATAGCGTAATGTCTAATATATTGGAAATATTAGCGGAATGGATGGGCGCAAGCGTGCCACCTTTTGAAGTTAACCGAGACTTTATTGATTCAAACCTTGACCCACAATCATTGCTCGCATACTTGCAAGTTTATCAGTCGGGCGGTATGTCTTTAAATTCATTCTTGAACCTACTAGTTAAAGGTGAGTTATTACCAAAGAATATAACAGCTTTAGACGAGGCCGACAGAATAGAAACAACAGGTAGTGATTTTAATGGGGGCGTTGATGACGATGAAGAAGATCAGGACGTTCAACTGTAAAAATTGCGGCACTTTCGAGCGCTTGATCTCTGATGAAGTCAAGCTGTTAGAATGTAAATGCGGAGGGGTGGCGAACAGGTTAATATCCGCCGCTCGTTATTTTAGCAATACAACAGGAAGATCGCCAAGTGCCAAATCTTAACGATATTACAGCACGACACGCGCATTTTATAGAGCAGTTCAAAAACGGCCAGGTTAAAAACTTTATGCCGTTTTTAAATCGTGTAGCTAAAGGCATGCGGGCCGAGTTATTAAAAACTGACACTGTTAGATCTAGATCTCGCATTGAGTCAAAGCTTGCCTTTGTTGACGCGCTAATAAATAAAGAATTTAAAACTTATACCGATGATCTGGGCGAACAATTAGTTTTATTTGCAGAAGAAGAGGCAGAATTTACAGCGGCATCATTAGGCAAGGTTGACGCGCTAGCAGCTGCCACCATTCCATCAACTAGCCAATTAAAAGCGGCTATCAATGCGAGGCCGTTTAATAATAGGCTATTAAAAGACTATTTAACAAGCTTCCCAAAGGAGCAAGCCAAGGCCGTTAAAAACGCCGTAAGCATGGGCTTTTTTGAGGGTAAATCAACACGCGTTATTATTAATGAAGTGGTCGGAAGTAAATCACTAGGCTATAAAAACGGCCTGTTAAACGTATCGCGGGCAAGCGCTGAAAGAATGGTCAGAACATCTATAGCACACACCGCGTCAGTTGCAAAAAGCTACACCTTAGAGGATAATATCGACATTACGCCCTATTACGAATGGTCAGCTGTATTGGACGGCAGAACATCGCCAATATGTCAGGCGGGCGATGGTGCTGTTTATAAAGTTGGTAAGGGGCCTTTAGCGCCGCATCATTATAATTGTCGCAGCGTTGAGGTTCCCTTATTTGCTGATGACGTTAGAATAAAAAACGGTAAGCCAATTAAAAAAGACACTACCGGCAGCGAACAGAATTATAATACCTGGCTCGGCAAGCAAAGCAACAAGTTTCAAGATGAAGTTTTAGGCATTGAAAAAGCCAAGCTTTACAGAAAGGGCGGTTTGTCAGTTGATAAATTCGTTAATAATACTGGTCAAACATTAACGCTTGACCAACTTAAAACTAAATATCCCACAGCGTGGGCTAATGCAAACAACTAACCAGAGGTTAACCAATGTTAAAATTTAAATTAGATTCAGAAAGTTTCAAAGCACTAAACGAAGTTGAACAAAGTTTTTACGCTAAATCAGGCGAGGGATATCAACTACAAGTTGAGGGTGCTGCCGACAAGTCAAAACTTGATGAATTTAGATCTAGTAATGTCGAACACATGAAAAAAGCAGAGCTTTATAAGGGCGTAGATCTTGAAAAGTATCACGCTATGGAAGAACGAGAGCGACAACTTAAGGATCAAGAGTTAATCAAATCTGGTGACATTGAGGGCCTAGTCTCACAGCGCACGAATAGTATTGTTTCAGATTACGAGGCTAAAATTAAAAACCTCACCGGGCAACTGGACGACAGTACCGGCAACTATAATAACTTGATCACAAAAACAGAAATTGAGGGCGCAGCAAACACCGCATTTTCAAAGCACAGTATCAGGCCCGCACTTTCAAGCGCTGCCATGCTATTAGTTAAAAATACTTTCTCGATTGATAACGGGCGAGTAATTGCCAAAGATGGCGATAAAATTTTAGCGGGCGCTGATGGTAATTTGACGATCTCGGAATTTGTCGACTCACTAGGCGAGGATTTTAAAATTCAATCAAACGGGGGCAATGGTAACGGCGGCAGTAACTCACA